GACCCCGAACAATAGAAAAATTAGAGATAACTTCAATATTCGATCTATACCAGTTACCGTTAGAAATGATGATAGTTGCGTTAAATTCCGAGAAATTAGCAGTAAAGCTTTTCAGAGAAATCAACACTAGCAAAACAGCAGATTTAGTTGACTTATTGCCTGCATTTTCTATAAAACTTATAGGAAACACGGCTTCTCAGAAGGTTTGTGAACAAGTTGAATCTTTATTAGAACTTAATGAAGAAGTATGTAAACAAGCAGGACTAGGTCCAAAAGCTACTGATAATTTGCTAGATTGGTTTTACGAAGAATTTACAGATGGATATGACAGACTCCCCTTTAGTTGGAATACTAAGGTTAAGAAAACAAAAAGGGACGAAGGAGTTGTATGTATTTCAGGTAAACTCAAAAGCTACAGCACGAAGGCAGCCGCTAAAAAAATCTTGGAAAAGAAAGGCTATCTAGTTAAAAGTAGTTTAACAAAAGACGTAACAATTCTAGTAAACGAAAGCGGGATTAACTCCGCAAAACAACAAGCAGCCCTAGATAGGGGCATAACAATAATAACTAACCTTAAAGAAATAATTTAATTTGGAGAATTCAAATGGCATTACCAAAATGGACAGATGAAAGAACCCAGAGTCTAGTTGACTTTGTTGGTTCGGAACCTATTTCTCAAGCTACTGTTGCTTTAGCAGCTGATGAACTCGAAACATCAACTCGCTCAGTTTCTAGTAAGCTCAGGAAAATGGGTTATGAAGTCGAATTAGCTTCTTCAGTATCACACAGAACTTTTTCTGATGATCAAGAAGCTACATTGCGACAATTCGTTACAGATAACTCTGGAACGTATACTTACGCGGATATCGCTGCTTCGTTCGAAAACGGCGCATTTTCTGCTAAGTCAATACAGGGAAAGATCCTTTCTATGGAGATGACTTCCCATGTAAAACCAGCTGAGAAACCTCAGTCAGTCAGAACTTACTCTCCCGAAGAAGAAGCCACATTTACCTCAATGGTAAATAGCGGTGCATTTGTTGAAGAAATCGCAGAAGCACTTGGCAAGACTGTAAACTCAATTCGAGGAAAAGCTCTTAGCTTACTAAGGTCTGGCGATATTAACGCTATACCTAGACAGAAGGTTACAAAAGGCTCATCAAAAGCCGACCCTTTGTCTGAACTCAATGGTGAAATCGCTAACCTAACAGTTGACGAAATCGCTGATGAAATTGGCAAAACCGTAAGAGGCGTGAAAACTATGTTGACAAGACGTGGTTTAACTTGCGCAGACTACGATGGCGCTGCTAGAAAACAAAAAGCTTCTAGTTAAGTTTCACAATTAGGCAGGAAGGTGTCGCGTCCCACGCGGAATCCTTCTTGCTTTTTTGCAAAAGAAAGGGCAACTTGAATTTAACTTCAGCATTACTGAAGCAAATAATTACACAAGAAGATTTTGATACATGGGGTAACCTAAGGGAGAACTATTTACCCGCTGAATATCAAACGATTCACCGTGTGATGACTTCTCATATCAAAGATTATACAAAGCTACCAAGTTTTGAGGACTTAAAATTATCTATCAGAGATAGACAATTACAGGAAAAAATATTTGCTATTGAGGCTGTTGATGTTGATGTTGATGCTTGGATTTTATTAGAATATCTCAAAAACGAATATACCCAGATAGAAATTTTAGATGAATTAGATAAATTCATAGAGAAAACTGTGGCTATTTCTGATGCGGAGGATAACGTAGAAGCCCTACAACAAATAGTAATAGACATAGGCGATAGGGTAGACTTAAAACCACCTGAAGAAAATATGCAGACTATTAATTTATTTGAGTCTGAAACTGAAATTAAAAAATATGTACCCCTTGGTTTAAATGATGACTACGATCAGAAGTTAAAATTCTCTCCAAGAGATTTAGTACTTATAGGTGGTCGCAGAGGTGCAGGAAAAACTTTTACTTGTGCAAATATTGCATATAATGTATATCATAATGGTAGAAGTGCTATCTACTTTACAATAGAAATGGATAGTAGAGCTATACTACAAAGAATGTGTGCTTTAGGAACAGGTGTTCCAGTATCAAGACTAATTAATAGAAATTTAGAACAACAAGAATGGCATACAGTAGTAAACTGGTGGGCAGATCGTTTTGAAGGTGGAGAAGAATTTTTACCTGATTACTACGAAAATAAAGATTTTGATAAATTTCATGAAAAACTTATAAAAAGAAAACTTAATAAAGATAGACAGTTAGATGTAGTTTACGATCCCATTCTGAGTTTATCCAGAATTAGAAAAGAGTTGGATACTAAACTTAGTCAAACTAATGTTGGAGTTATAATAGTAGATTATATAAACTTAGTTAGACATCATAATGCTCCTACTAAACTTGGACAATATGATTGGACAGAACAAATAGAAGTAAGTAAAGCATTAAAGAGTATGGCACAAGAATATGAAGTTCCTGTATTTTCTCCATATCAAACAGACAATACAGGAGAAGCACGGTTTGCAAAAGGTATTCTTGATGCTGCAGATGCGGCTTTTACAATAGAAACTTGGAGTCAAGAAGATAACTGTATCACCTTTAACTGTACAAAAATGCGTGCCGCTAGAATGGAAGGATTTACAAGTGTTATGAATTGGGATACGTTAAAGATTGGACCTCAATCAGCTATGAATCCCACAGAAAAGAAACAAATACAGAAAAGTTTAAAAACTGGCGAAGATATACATGAGAGTATAAACTAATGGGTATCAAGAAAAAAGCACATGAAAAACTAGATGATAAAAATATCAATAGGGTAATGCTTGCATTAGAAAGTGAAAATCCTATAACCAAAAAAGAAGCATGTGGTATGCTCAATATTAGTTATAATACTACTAGACTTACAAAAATTATAAATAACTATAAAGACGAGCAAGAGTATAGAAAAGCTAGAAAAGGTAAGAACAGAGGTAAACCAGCCACTAAAGATGAGTTAAAAGAAATAATTACACGATATCTTACAGGAATTCCTATCTCTCATATTGCTGCACAATTATATCGTTCACCAGCATTTGTAAAAGGACATATAGATAGAATAGGGGTGCCTACAAGGGTAGCACAAGGCGAAGAGTTTATAGTACCAGACGAGTGTGTAAAAGAAGAGTTTGAAATTGGAGAGTGGGTATGGTTTAATGATGCTCATCCAAATGCAAGAGGTGGAAAAGCAGGAAAGATAGTAAAAGATCTAACGTCTACAGCTAAAGCAGCTAAAGAAAATGAGTGTAAATGTTATGCAATTCATTATTGGACAGGTATAGAGTGGCAAGAAGATTTTTGGGCTCCTTGGTGGCCAGGTATTAAACGATGGAAAAGCCATACAGGTAAATTAGCTTACGAGATAGGGTCAATCCAACATCTTATAGATGACTATGGATTGAATGAGGAAAGTTTATAGTGTGAAAACGATATGGACTATGGAGAAATAAGGAAATGGTTTGATCCTGATAAATGGGATATAGGATATATTACAAAGAAACAATTAGAAATTTGTAGTCAAAGACCTATAAAATCTCCAACTCAACGTCATGGTATGTTTTGTACAAATCATTTACATTATGACTGGGCTAATGTTTGTAACGGACTTGTTTTGGTTAGACATTCATCCACTTCATTAGACTATAAACTATATGATGAAGCGACTGAAATATTAACTCAGAACGGTTTGAAAGAAAACCATAATTGGACTCATCTTTATATAAATTTTAAAGAAGCACTTCTTCTTTCTGGCAGGGGGGTCAGGGCAAGAAATTCCTTAGTTTATAATTATAAATTCGGATTTGATTCTAAAATATGTGTAGTTGGATTTCCTAACATGATTCAAAATCCACCCGAACAAAAGCCTGTGAAGGGTTGGTGGCATAGATGTATTGGATGTGATGATTGTAGAGTAATGTGTCCAGCAGATGCAATTCATAATGAAGGAGAACCAGAAGATTATTGGTTAGATTCTCAAGCATGTGATGATTTTATAGGTCTTGGAACTCATCCAACAATACCATCGATGAAAACATTTTGGCATAAATATATTCATCCAGAAGTTTCAAAAGAAATTGTTGATGGAATAACAAGTTTAGAGAAAGATAAAGAGGCAGGAGAAGACGGAAAACCTTATATTAATCAAAGTTGGGATGCAAACGGACATACTGTGGAAAGGGGTATATTTAAATATAAAGGAAAACAAGTATCAGTACCACATTGTAGAGAATGTCAAGTTCAACCGAGATGTAGTAAATGGGGTGGAAAGTTTGATTATACTCAAGAAGAAAAATTAAATGATATTTTATTTTTAGAAAAGGAGACATTATAATGGCTAGTGACAGAATAGGAAGAACATCAGCAAAATTAGTAGCTGTTCCACCATTTGAAGTGAGAAAGGTAACTACCGATTTTGTTTTAAATCAAGAAACAGTTAGAAAAAATATAGAAAAAGTGCCTGTAAACTCACAGTTGGTGGACAGCATATTAAAGGAAGGAATAAGGAATCCACATTTGTGTATGACAAATTGGTATCCCTTAGCAGGCAGTCAACGAATTCGAGCTGCCCTGTGGATAAAATGTAATGTAGAAGAAACTTGGAATGAGAATATAACAGTTCATAGATTTCTAGAAGATTATCATAATGTATTTTATCTCTGGGGCAATGAAGAATTTCGATCACAGGCAATCGCAATTTGGTTTCAACTTCAGGAATTAGTATTTAAAAGCCTATACTATGAACATGAAGTTGATAGTAGCGGAACCAAAATGACAGATTATGAAGATATAGGCGAAGAACTGAGTTGGGAACATGATAGAAGTAATAGGCTATCTAGTATGGATAGTAGTAGTAATGATTCTAATGGGGATGCTTGAATGAAAGTAGTTGATTTATTACAAGAAAGACGAGTAGAGTTTAAGCCCTCTGGCAGAGATTATTTAGTCAGATGTTTGAGCCCTGACCACGAAGACAAACACCCTAGTATGAGAATAGATAATATTACGGGAGTTTTTAATTGTTTTTCTTGTGGCTTCAAAGGAAACATATTTAAAATGTTTGGAGCACCATCTAATTACTTAGATATAAAAAGACAAAAACTCATGGAAGCTATAGAGGAAAAAAGGTCATCAAGTGTAGGGATCCCTTTTCCAAAAGGACACACACCCTATGTGGGAAACTGGAGAAATATAAAACCAGAAACTTATAAACACTTTGATGCCTTTTTACATCACGAAACACAATTCAATGGAAGAGTAGTCTTTCCTATTCGTGATATTACAGGGAAGGTAGTAGCATTTAATGGTAGACATATGACTATAACTGATAAAGTTAAGTATATGATCTACCCTCCCCATGCTACTATGCCCCTGTATCCAGCTAGTGTAAAACCTATAAAGGGTAGAGTAATTCTTGTCGAAGGGATTTTTGATATGGTAAATCTTTTCGACAAGGGTTTATTCAATACTATTTGTTGCTTCGGTACAAATACTATAACAACGGATAAGCTGGCAATTTTAAAAATGCAAGACATAATGGGAGTAGATGTAATATTTGATGGAGATGAGCCCGGCAGAAAAGCTGCAGAGAATGTAAAATTTTTAGCAGAAACTGCTGGATTAGTAACCAGAGTTGTTGATCTAGGACAGAATATAGATCCTGGTGGTCTTGCAGAATCACAAGTACAAAAACTAATGGGAGATTTATATGCCTAAAATAGCAATAATAGAATCTAAAAGGAGTAGAACAGATTATCAAAGCAGGTTTAACAATGAATTTGAATTTGATAGATTTGCTTTATGTTCAACATACAAAAAGAAAATACTAAAAGCGGATGTCGATATCGAAATAAATATTGATGATTACGACTGGCTAATTTTAGTAGGATCGGAACCACTAAAATATTTCACCAAACAAACTTCTATTACAGAATGTAGTGGAAGATGTATTGATGATAAATTTTTACCAATAATTAATCCAGCTATGTTAGCTTTTAAACCAGAAGCAAGACCTCTGTGGGAACAAAGTAGAAGTAATATTTATAAGTACGTAAGTGGTGAATTGAAAGTAATAAAGCTAAATGAAAATCAAGCCTATGGTATAGATAACGCAGTCGATGCTATGAAATTTTTATGGGATGCACTAAATCATGATAATAAATTTGTAGCAGTTGACTGTGAAACAACAGGACTATATCCAAGAGATGGTTATATATTAGGTATAAGTGTAT